ATTGTCTTGTATTGTTAAATTCAGTACTCCAACTTCAGCCATGGTCTCGTCCTCCCCGCTGACGCGCTCATCGTATTCTTACTGCCCGGTCTCTGCTGCCTTCTGCGCTGCTTTCTGGCGCTTCTCAAAGTTCTTGTTGAACCTGTTGAAAAGCGCCTGCATCATCGCCATTGCCAACTTCGACTGGTCTTCTTCTTGCTTTCTCCGAACTTCTTCCTTTTTCTGCTCTTCCAGGGTCTCGAGGAACGGCTTGTCCGGATAGTCAGGCAACTGCGTGCTTGGTTTCACATTCAGTCCGCCGACAAGCAACGGTACGCAGTTCAGCACTCTGATCAGGTACTGTCCCATGTACCAGTTATTTCTGTCGGCAATCCGTTGCTCGTTTTCCATCCGGATCCGGTATGCCTTCCGGTAGGCCGGTTTCAGTTCATTTTCCCCGTCCCAGTACTGCTCCGGTGTCATGCCCATCAGCAGGTAGTGCGGAAAAAGTTCGTCGAATATATCTCCATACGTGCGATGAACCGTCTGCTGTGGATTCTCGCCGTCTTCCGTCAGGCGGTCTCCCACGTAGGGTCTGCGTTCTCTTCTTCCTTGTTTTCTGCCATCAGCGCCTCAAGCGGTGCCATGTACAGTTTCGTCAGGATCCCGAGCAGTTCGTCTTTCTTTCCCTGGAACGCCCAGATATCCATGATCCTTTCAGGGGTCATCCCCTTGTGATGCATCTGGAAAGCGCCGGTGAACAGTTTTTCAATCATGGAGTAGGGGTAATCTGTATCAATCTTGAAGCCGTTCCGCTCCATGTTCTTGACCACCCGGGCGTTGAATTCCAGCGTATACTTGTTCCCATTTTCATCCCGGATAATAACCTTGGTGAATTCCTTCTCGTTCGCAGCCATTGGCTTGCCTTCCTTTCTCGCCGAATCAATCGGCACTGTCTTATTTCCTCTCGGCATATCAATGCCTCCTTAAAGTGAATAAAGGGGAGAGGAGGATCCCCTCCCCTTTGGAACCGAATCAGTCGTCATCAGTTACACCGGTCCAGTCCGGTGTAATAACCGTGCTGGGGGTAACCGTAATGGTCATGCCGACAGCCTCGTTCACGCCGCCACCGTTGATACCCGCAGAGATATCTCCGGTCCAGTAAAACTTGCCGTGATGTCCGTCAGGAACTTCGCTGCCCTGTGTACCGGACGCGCCGAACCACAGCGCGTAGTCGTACTGGTGACCTTCCAGCGCGGTGATTGCCTGATAGTTGCTGGGTGTGTAGTTTGCGCCGTAAGTCTGTTCCGACGTGTCACCTATGCCGTTGATGTAAACGCGCATATAATCGGACAATGAGGTTATGTCGATCCTCTCCTTCGGGGGAATCAGGTCCGGGAAGGAGGTGATATCGATCAGTTTGGCATAACTACCTTCCGTGCTTGTCCTGTACATCAGGTAAGTCTGATAGGTTGAATAACCTTTTGCCTTCGCCATATTTGTTTTCTCCTTTCATCGAGTTTTGAATCAAAAAACGCATGAAAGCGTTGGATAGAATCCAAACCCGCATTTCATGCGTCTTCCTGGTATTCAGTTGCTTCCCGTCAGGATGCCCGGTAAATATTCCCTTTGGAGTCAATCTCCGCTTCATACCGTGCTACATACCTGACAATGGTTGTATCATCCGGATACACAATGTACTGTGCGCTGATCCGCGTAAAGTTCATGGAAACCAGCTTGTCGTTGATCGCAGTGTAGATTGTCCGGCACTTGTCCTTTGTCTTTGCGACAACGTCCAACTGGTATGTCACCCTGGCAAAGTTTTCCACCGGTGTTGAACTCTGCCGTTTCTGCACGATCCGGTTGTCCATCTCGAACAACGATGCGGCAGGAAGATCCGTATAGTTCATCACCTGCGTACTCAGGAAGCGTTTTCTTGCACATAACGGCGCAGCAACGTCATAAACGTCATTGAAGATTTTCACTTCATAATCAATCATACGCTGCCACCCCCGTCCGCAAGATACTCCGCAATGATTTTCCCGCCGGATGCTTCCGCTTCTTCGATCAGGTCTTTGTACGTGTTATGCATGAACGGTCGCGCCGCCATTCCTGTCGTGAAGTGTACTTTCCCGTCGTTATCGTTGAAATAGTACCAACCGGTCATGGAATGTATCGGCTTCCCGCTTCTGCCAACGCCGTCCTCGTTGCTGTCATCGAAACCATCCCCTGTGCCGTACTCCACATACATGGCATACTCACAGTTTGTCAAAACATATCCGGTTCCGTCTTCATCCACTTCGCTCGTAATGCTTTCTGACAACTCCCCTGTGTAATACGCAGGATTGTCAAAGAAGATCAGTTCCGCCCTGGCAATCTCCACGCCCTTTTCCGCCAGTTGGAAAATCAGGTTCATGAGCGCCGGGTGCAGTTTGTCGCGGATGTCGTTCACAACGCGGATGGCTTTCTCAATGCCTTCGCTGGTGAGTTCAAACTGAATCTTCCTGATCAGGAAACTCATTCATCCTCACCGTCCGACGCAACCGAAGTCTGCCTTTTCAGCGCGATACTCAGTACATTGAGGCTCGGTCGTACCGCCTGGATATCGTACGTGTTCCCTTTCCACCTGATCAAGCCTTCTTCACGGATATCAGCGTTCGGATCATCCATTACAAGCGTATGCGTGTAACGGATGTCTTCCCCGTAAAACTGATGCGATACCTGTCCGCTAGGAACGGAAATCGTACCTCTGTACGTTTCAGGATATCCGTAAACAGGTTTGTATTCTCCGGTGTGTTCGCCGTCATCATTCAGGTCGGTTTCCTCATCCGTAGGCGGCAGATACTCAAATGTGGTCGTGTTCCTTCTTAACAGCCTCACACAGCTTCACCGCCTTACTGCACCACGCGGCAATACGGCGTAACGTCCTTCAGCAGCGCGTCCGGTACATCAGCGGAACCGTAGTTCCGGTGAATACCATTCTCAATATGCTGGATTTCGCCTTCCGCCCCGCGTTTGTTCAGCATGTAAACGGCAATGTTCAACTGCGCCATGGTGTACTTATCCGGGACTTCCAGCCCCTCGTACTCCGTGTCAGGCCCGAACTGATACATGCGGTTGAGTATCTTCTGCGCGGCAATCTCGAGGTACGCTTCCAGAATGCCCTGGTCAGTATCGTCGCCTTCCATCATTTTACTGAGCAGGTCGAGTTTCTTTTCCATGGTCATTCTGTCCGTCCCCCCTTCATTCCGCGCTGACTTTCCGCCTTCTGGAAGCGTTCTTTGCCTTCGGCTCTTCCTTCACAGGCTCCGCCTTCGGCTCTTCCGCTACTGGTTCTTCGGCTTTCGCCACTTCCTGCACAGGTTCTGCCTTCACTTCCACCGGCTTTGCAGCAGGTTTCTTTTCCGGCTCTTCCCCGTACCTTTCCCCGGCCATGATCCACCGGCCGTTCACCTTGATATTGTGTGTCGCAATCATGGTGAATCCCCTTTCATATGAAATCTGCCCGGGTACGCACACTTTCATGCGCACCCGGTAAAAATCATCAGTTGACCTTCAGCAGGGCAACCTCGTCCATCCGCTCATAGCTGGGCAGGACGATTTCGGAAGCCAGCGTATTCAGGTTCACAGGATGCGGGATCGGGATCTGGGTGATTGCGATGCCGCCTTCCACCAACTGCACGGAAGCCAGGTCGCCACGGCCCATCAGATCAGCCTCTTCAGGCGTGGTGCCGTAGCAGGTTTCACCGATGGTTCCGGCGGGAACAAGCGCCACATAGCCGTCCGGTACGAACTTGGCGGCAACCTTGTTCTCATTGCGGTACTGCTTGTCGTACAGGACGATGCCGTCCAGATCGTTGGTGTCCTTCATCACCTGGATGATCTCGTTGTCGGTCAGGTAACCGAACGCGGCACCGCTCTTGGTCAGATAACGGTTCTTGATGTTCTTGTTCTGCCGGAGCAGTTTGAACGTCGCCTTGTTCATGATGGCAAGGCGCAGATCGCTGCCGGTCTTGGCGGCGATGGCATCCTTCGCATCCTGGATATCGCCGAAGGGATCGCTGTGTTCAGCATCACTCCACTTGTCCTGGCCGGTCAGTTCGAAGTAGTTGCTGAGTTTCCAGCTTCCGTCCGGGTCGTAATTGTAGGTATAGTTCACGCCGTTGGCGACGATGCTGATACCCACATTGCCGTTCGGGGCAAACAGGAGCTGCATCCTCATGCGCTCACCGACGACCAGTGCGCCCTCGATCAGTT